CCTGTTGAACTCTGACCTGTTGAACTCTGACCTGTTGAACTCTGACCTGTTGAACTCTGACCTGTTGAACTCTGACCTGTTGAACTCTGACCTGTTGAACTCTGAGATTCTGATATCTCATTTATATACGGTATTACTACTTTTTTGAAAACTTGTTTTCCTGCTCTAGCAAGCAAATCCTTAGTTCTTTGTTGTGATAAATTACCACTTGCATAATCAAACGCAAAATCAACGACTATATTTTGTACAATTCTTTTCACCTGATTTTTTGGCAATTTATCAGTTGAAATAGTTTTTTCACCAATACTTGCAGATACTGAAACAGGATCAGGGTTGACTTGAGTTTTTTGTTTTTTTACTTTTTGTGAACTAGATTCTGTCTGCGTATTTTGTGTTGGTGCATCCCCAGGATTAGCTTGTGTTTTTGTACGCAAGCCAAAATAACGCAAAAACGCATTATTAGCTTTTCTGGCCATGCCAGAAATATTTGCGCCGAATATGTCTTCAGCACTCTTATCAAGTCCACCAATAAATTGCTTTCCAATTTCTTGAAAAATGCCATTCAAGGCAGCACTAACAGGATTAGCAACTACATTCACATTTTGTGTTTTACGTGACGACAAAACCTCTTTAGCTGCTTGTTGTTGCACTGGCGTTGAAGATGATTTCTGATCTTTCCCTCGATTAGACTCTTTAACAGCATCTTTAACAGCATCAGTTAAACTTTTTTCCAGTTGCTTACTTAATTTTGATTCAGCAGTAATAGCAATAGTTTTACTAGAAAGTCCATTTAATCTACGATTTAATTCATCAAGATTTTTTGAATTAACGTTAACATTAATTGGATTATTATCAAAATGTTTATTAACTCGTTTAAGATGTTGCGCCTCTAAACTTAAACGTTCATTTAAGATAGTCAATTGACTATCGTTAACCACGGGAGTAATAGGGTTACTTTTAAAATAATCATTAGTTTTTTTAAGATGTTGTACTTTTAAATTTAAGTGTTCATTTAAGTTAGTCAATTGACTATCGTTAACCACAGGAGTAATAGGGTTACTTTTAAAATAATCATTAGTTTTTTTAAGATGTTGCTGATTAACACTCAAATGACTACTTAAATTATCTTTTTTTGTAGTTTTATTGTTGTCAAGAGATAAATTAATATCTTTAAAACTTTTTTCTACTGCTTTTGCAGCTTCATAAGCTTTCTTCTTAGCCCGTTCCAAAGTCTTTTCTAATTCAGAGGAATCAGCAGACAACTCTACAATTAATTCGCCTAAATTCATAATACTAACTCCTATAAAGAAAAAGATTACAGACCAAGAATATTAATCTGTAATCAAGACAGTAGCAAATTCAAAGCTGATAAAATAGCAGGTGGCAACCGATTGTTTTTAATAATATCCTTGAGGATACTTTCAGTTACTTGGCTAATCTTACGGGAATTGTCCTTAATATCATCAGGAAAGGGCAATAAATCAACAAAGTCCATATTGGGGTCAGTTTCCTTTTTGAACCCGTTAAAAAGCCCTGTCCAACCGATCGCATGAACCCGACCCTCAACATTAGCCTGTTCCCTGCGGTAGCGTTCGAGTGCTTCAATGCACTCAAACACTACGTGAACTGGCTGATCTAAGAAAGTGTCCCAGTCTCTAAATCTAGGATCAGCAATTCGGTAGGATTGGATACGCCAGTAGATGTCTCCCCAGTCAACAGGGGAACTGGTTGCTCCCCCTCAACAGGTACAGATGGAGACTCAACTTCTACCTGCCATCTACTACGTTCTTTTTCGTAAAACTCATAAATAGCGGATACAAACTCATCACTACAATCCTTGGTGTCTTCTTCAGTCCAGTCATCCGTACCAACTACGTAAGACTTGGCTAATTTGTTGTACAAGAACCCTGTGGAAATTGGTAGATTTTCAGTCACAGGCTCAACCTGAACCAAAAGTGATTCATGGTCAGGGCATGATGCGTAATTGCCAACCACTGTTACCAAGCAATTGCCGAAGCGGATCACTTGTTTGTCCTGTAATGTGAACTGAAGTGGATGCACGTAAATACTTGTAGAATTGAAAGTCACAGGTGCAATCAATTGTACTGGGAAAGCTACTCGCTTTTTGATCAACAGAGTGGCTATAGCAATGGACACAGAGGTACTATCTGTGGCACTCAGGGCATTTAGCTCGGTGAAGTCCTCAATGTAGTCATAGATGACATCAGAGTTATCTATTTCAGAAGTTCCATCAGCGGAACGAGTAGGGGAAAGTAGTTCTTGGGCTTCCGCAATTGTCACCCCACGATCTACAGAGATTTTCTTAACTAATTTAGAGGCAATAATAGCGGCTTTTTGCCTTTTTGCATCTATAGATCCAATGTCCATAGATTCACCTGTGGTCAATGAACCGCGTTTTTCTAAATAAATAATTCCGGTGTTTTCGTTCCCTACAGGAATGATCTCAAAGTTGGATTTCTTGCTAATTATTGGGCGCATAATTCGATTTCTAAATTATCATGGGAATCGGCTAAAAGTTGATAGGTTGCCACCTGCTTAACAGAATCAGGAACCTTGATTTTAAAAGAGGAATTGTGACTGGAAACAGTTATTTCACCTGACAACCCCCCTCTAAAAACTGCCGCACCGCAAAGCAACCTATCATCGTCAATGCGGCAGTTAATCAGGACAGCTAATAGTCCAGTGCTATCCTTGAGAATTTTCATTAGAGGTTATAGGCAGGGAATCCACTGGAAGAACCACCAGCCGCATAATAGCCAGGAAGCCAAGAGATTTCACCTTGAAACTCTAAAGTGCCAGTGTATTTCATGACTTCTTGTACCGTAACTGGCATAGTTAACGCTGTGGTTTTTGCTACACCTTCATATCTTTCGCCAGTAGGGAGTGTAGCGATCGCCCATAAAGGTCGGTTCATTAGCACCGGGTTGTTATATGGTGCTTTGATGAAGTGCGTCAAGCACTGATCGTCTCTAAATTCAGTTCCTTCAAAAGTAATTTCTCGCTTCACACGGACAACAGCAGAACTAGTACCGCTACCATTCATGTTATTAGTGGTATCCACAACAACTGGTCCAAATTGTGGGGTCATGTTAGTGAGTCCTTGTAGTGGAAACATATCCTGAACCAAGCGAGAAGTGGCATTAGCAGGAATAGCTCTAAACAAGGGAGCAACTGTCAAGGATACTGCGGTAGTACCCGCTAAAGTTGCGTTGGCTAACAAAAGTACGTGCTGACGACCCAAAGGATTGCTTTGAGCAGCAAAAGACAAGGAAGTACCAGCAGCAATAGTATAAGTAACGCCTGCTGTTGCGGTAACACTAACAGTAGTAGCTCCCTCCAAAGCACCAGCAGGACAAGTCAAGGTAGTAAAAGTAACTGAATCAGTGCCGGGGGGAAGTAATTTTAGATCAAGGCTAAAGTTTTGAAGAACAATAGACTCAATAGGACGGGTCGCTAAAGCCATTTTTAATACCTCAAAAGAAAATAAATTAACTTAACTACGCGCTACGACCAACACGGATGGTATTGTAGAGTGCGTCTAAATCTACACTAGGAACGTTGCCCTGGGAATCCACAAGGTTGATTGTTGTGGTTGCGTTGGCGGGAGTTCCTGCTGTACCACCAAGAGTGCCGTCGTACAGGTATAAGGTGGGACGAATAACAACTACTGAACCTCTTTTTTCATAGAGCAACCGGATACCCCAAGTGGTTGGAGCAATAGCAGGTGGTGCAAAAGTAAGTACAGTGCTGTTTGCTGTCGTACTGGGTGCAGTAGCGTTAACACTGATGGTAATAGAGGTGGTACTGTTGATAGCAGTAACAGTGTTAACAGCAATTGTGCCACCACCAGAAGAAACAGTAACTACGTCACCTATACGGACGCTGGCAAAGCCGTTAGCAGTAGTCGTGGTAATGGTTGCGCTGCCAGTGGTGATGTTACATCCAGAAATGTTAAATGTGGCAGGGGTGATACTGGCATGAGTGAATGGAATAAATTGAGACTCCTCAACGCCAGTATCTACTTCTACTGCAGCACCGGGGTTAATGACTGCGTTGGTAGCATTGGTTGTGACAGATTTTAGTCTGGCAAAATCTATGGTAATCGGCATAAGTTTAAATCACTACAGGGTCAAAGATGAAAATCCTGGCTTGTTCCAATACATCAGAAGTTGCGGGGATGTGCGTGTAACGCAAGACAATAAATCCGGTTTCTATCTTGTTGAGAGCAATAGGTAGATTTGAGTTTTTAGTCCAGTTGCGTAACAGAATTTCCCATTGCTGCGGCTTGTACTTAGAGCCACTACTGACAACCTTAGCGGCGACACTGGGAACTTCTTTGATTAAGCACTCAAGTCCGTTACTTGCTGATGGTGGCTGAGATGAACTACCGTACACCCAGATAGAAGGTAGTCCATTAGTGTAAGTGCCTAACTCAGTAGTAAGTAATGCACTTAAACGCTTTCTTAAATCAGATACTTTCATGAGAAGGTGTTTTTTTTAACTTACTGAGTGCATCTTGTAACTCAACAAAAGCCGCTTGTGCGCGAGATTTATCTACTAAGTTACTGAATGCGCTAGTTATATCTTCAACCTCAACAACAGTAGGTTCGCGCTTAAACACCTTCATACTGCACCTGATAAGAATTTTTTAATTCACCTGTATCAACTATGTTGCGAGGTGAGGTGACAGTGCTACCATTTCTGCGGACTGTGGGACGCGGCCACTGCCACCGATCATCCTCAAGATTGGACTGACAAGCCTCACCAAATCCTTCAGACATGGACACAAAAGCATCCTTAAAGTTTTGAGATTGGGAGAACTTACCAGCGTACTCGCCCAGGAAGTCATACTCATCAATGGCTACATCTACCCAAGGGCGGGCAGGGTTTTCCGTGCCATTAGAAAAAGTAGCACCTTCGTGAACAATTACCGCGTGAGGGGCAGTCCAGGCATGGGTAGCCGTGAGTTTGCGAGGAACTTTGAATTGTTGCCATTTAGCTGAAACCATGATCACACCTTACCTGCTATTGTTAAACGACCCTCAATGTACTTATTTCTTCCTTCTAAATATCCATTTATTCTGTTTTGAACCACAGGAATAAATTGCCATTGACCTGTAACTGTATCACCCATTAAATCGGTTAAAACTGCGATCGCGGTAGTTTGATAGTTGATATCTAAGTTACCCCAATTGCCAATTTTACGACCTTTTAAATAAATGATATTTTGACCCATTTGAGCATCTTCATAAAGAGGCTTAAAGTCTTTTTTGATAGAGACAGAAGCGTGAACAATGACGGTAGAAACCGACTCAATGATATTTCCTACAGCATCCTCAACAAATTGGCCACTACCTGTTTGAAAGGTCAAACTTAGGTTAGAATTAAAGGGTTCTACATAGCCAATTGTCTGGTTTACATAGGAGGAAATCATGATTTTATTCAGCAACTTTATTATCAAATATCCAGAATTTACAGGTGAGGAAACTAAGTTCAACTTATTCTTGTCAGAAGCAACTTCAGAAGTGGAACTGTACCATTGGGGGAACTTGAAAAACGTAGCAATTGAGTTATTGACCGCTCACAAGATCACACTTACTAAGCAAAATGTAGGTAGCGATTATAGTACAGGAATCCTCAAAAGATTAGAAGTAGATGATGAGTCTTACAACGTGGAACTTCAAAGTATTCCTAATAGTTATGGACAAAGTAAGTACGGACTTGAGTATCAACGACTGCTAAAAATTGTCACAAATACGAGTCCAGAATCAGCATCAACAACCAAGGGAACATCTTTTTTTGGGACTAGAGGTCAAAACCAGATCAAGTGGTCACAATCTAAATGGTAGCGATCGCAGTATTTTCAACGTTCCTAGCAGCAATAAAGCGGGGGTCCATTACCAACGGAAAACCACGACCCGCCACGGTAATGCTTTCTTGGGGTGGTTCTTTACTGAGAATATCAGTGGTAGTAACTAATCCGCCTCTGAAGTTGTTGCTTGCGGTGGGGACAATGGCTCTTTCAATGAAATTATCGGTAGCAAAGAAATAGTAGCCACTGGGAATATAAGGCAACTCGACAGTACCATTGCGTCCGCCGCCGCGCTGATAGTAGACAGCATCGGATACAATAATCTGCGTATTTGCATTTTGACCACCACCTGCTAAAAGCCGTTGTGAAATTACCCCAGAAATCTCGGATAAAGACGGAGGTGGCATAGCAGCTACAGCAGCAGGGTTAGCTGCTCCTACTTCTGTAATCATGCCCTTAGCACGCCCTACCGCTTCTTTGGTACTAGTTTGGTTTCTAAGGTTGTTAGCAGTCACTCGACCCATAATAACAAACGGAAAAAACTTATGTAAAGTAAGATAACCAGCCTCCAAGTGACTCACTAAGTCGTCAATGCCAGTAGCGGTTGTCCACTGTGACCATCTAGCAGTTCCGGTTAATGCGGCTGGTAAATGGGAAGTGGGGACTTGGTTCGAGTAGCTAAGGATAGCAGAAGCGCGAGATGTAGGATCAACATAGTTGCATTGCCCGGTACAGGCAACCTGTAGTGTTAGCACAGTATGCAAGTTAATACATCCTTGATACAGAGAGGCAGGTATGCCCAAGTAAGTATCTTTAATCCTTTCAGCAGCTTCAGCATTGCCAGACATAGCAAGCCTTTCAGCTTGCTGCATTACCATGAAGTCCTCTTCTGTAATTAATCTACTTTTAGCTATTTTAAAGTTGCCAAAGGTTTCCTGGGTGACACTAATTCGATCTACATCCTGGGGAATAGTACCATCAGTGGCAACTACGTAAGCAAGAGTTGGGGTGTATGCCCGCATCTTGAGTAGTGCCAATACCGGATCAGAATATTGGACAAAAGGGAAAAAGCGATTGAGAGCCGGATCAGGGTAGCCGTCTAGGTAGGTTTCGCCAGTGCTACTAACAGTTGCAAGTTGCAAATCAATAGTGCGCTGAACTACCCCCGGCTGTGAGTTGATTAATTCAATAACAGAAGGCATAGATTACACCAAACGAATTTCAGGATACAAGGCAATCAACTGTCCGTCTATGTATGGTAGGCGATCGCGGTAAACGTCTGCTTCTAAGTACAAAGCGTAGTTTTGACTTTCTCTGTACAGCAAATCAATAGGTACAGCAGGAGACAACATACCTAGATTTTCCGGTGAACTAGCAGCTACCCCTATAGGCATACCCAAGGGCACAGACACAGCAGCTGCACTGATAGTGACGGTATCAGCAACCGGGTCAACCGCAGAAATAGTACCGATGGTAACATTGGGGACAAACACAGCACCAGAAGCGGTAACGCTACCATTGGTGGCAGTGGCACTAGCGGTAAAGCTGTAGAGGCTGGTAAAGTCTTTTGCCCAAAAAACAATAGTAGAGGCGGGAACTGTGCCAGCTACGGACAATGCAGATGCCAGTCTAAAGGTATAAGGATTGGATGCGATCGCACCAATAACTTTAGCAGCGACGTTAGCGTTGGTTGCTGTTAGTGAAGCACCAATATCTGCGGAAACAACAGTATAGACTACGGATACGCCATTAATAGTGACAGTAATGGTGTCATTAGCAAGCCAACCACTTCCGGTAGATGTTATAGTCAAGCGCACTGAAGGTGCAATGATAGATAACGTACCACCGGGAATGAAAATACCAGCCGTTCCCACAGGAAAACTAATAGAGGTGGCATTAGCAGCGGTAGCAAGTCTTGTGGTCATGCGTGGCAAAATACGATTGCCAGGGAGGTTAGCAGATGTACCACTACCAGCAAAGAAACCAGGTGCAAATGTTTTAACTAACTTGCGTATTGCCCCAGTTGTACCTGTAGCGTAATTATGGTTCAATAGGGTATAGCGAGTAGCTTCTGCACAGTTGTTACGTGCCAATACAGGATAAAAACCTGATTCCTCATCATCGTAACGATAAGATTCGTGACGCATTAGATTTCACTCCTAATTTGAGATAAAGAGCCTACAATCCGAGCGGCACGAGATTCTATATCAACAGCATTAGCAGCAGGGTTAGGGTTAGTCACGGGTTCACTGACTGATTGTTTTAAATTAAGTAAAGGTGCGGTTCTTTTCTCAATTAAATCAAGGTGAAATTCCATGTAACCTAGCTTATTAGACTTGAGATGTTTGCTGATATCTTCAGTGGCGTTTTCTGAGAATAAATCACCAAACTCAACAGAAGACAATTTACCTTCTGATACTAATCCATCTGCTTTTTGACGCAGACTGTAATACTGAGATACCATGGTTTCGCGCTGCTCAAACGCAGAAATAATAGCGGTTTTTTCCTCAATAGACTGACTTAAACTTTTAATTTGTTCAGTCAATCTATTGTTTTCAGTAATCAACAAAGCCTGTTTTTCTGACAGGATGCTGTTACTAGATTTAACCTCTTCTAAGGCAGTTTTAGTGGCTAGTAATTCAGCTTCTAAATCTTTGTTCATGGGGTAAAAATTTGGATCTCCCTTAACTGAAACTTGATCAAAAAATACTTCAGATTTCCCATAACCCACAGTAGGATCAGCAGGGATATCTTCAGCAGAAACTTCAAATAGAACTATTTTTGTAGCTTCTAATAGTGCCTTGGTTTTCAGGGAACGATACCCATCTTTGCTGACAACATATTCCGCCGGGGTAATGACTCGGTATTCTTCCACAAAATAACCAAAACTAATACCACCAGAAGTGCCGTCTTCAAGATCGGATATAAATTGATTTGCTAAAGCGTTCCTAGAAAGCTTAACTGTGGCAACACCTCTGTCACCATCTAACACTACTTGAGAAACCATGCCTAATTTTTGTCCGCGTTGATGGTTTCTCAAAAACGGACAGGTTTTATTAGCAACTCTGGTTAAGTCCCAATGGTTAGGGTCGTGAGATAAGCGTTCATCAAAAACTACACTAGCGCCTTCGGGTAAGTTTTCTGACAAAGAATATCTTTCGCAGATATTGTCTTTTGAGGAAAACGAAAACCCAACTGTTCTTTCATCCTGATTTAATTGCAAATCAGAATTTAAGAATTTAGTTAAAATAGTTTTATTTCTAGTTGCGGTTGGCATATCTAAAAAATATAAACTAAGCTTAGTTTAGCCAATAGATCAAGGGTTTCAATATTTTTTAGATAGTAAAATAAGTGATAATTGTAGAAATGTGCAATTTTCTTTGATATATTATTAATAACTTAATAGCAACCAATGACTATGATTTCAGATCCTACAATTTATGACACTTTGACATCAGAAGGAAAGATAGGAATACATATCTTCGTAGCACGGGAAAAACAAGGGATGTCAAGGAAGGCATTAGCCGCAAAGACCGGACTGTCAGTAAACGTGATTATTGCTATTGAAGATTTATTTAAGGAAAAAGATGGACGCAGACAAACAATTACCTACAGTGAAATTGAATTAATAGCCGATGCACTCAATATTCCCGTGGATTGCCTATTGCCCAGATAATGCGATCGCTGGTTTCAGTAAATGGTATAATATTCTTAGTAGTAACAAAGGTGAGAAATGGAAAAATACAATTACAAAGGTGTATTAATAACACTAATTCCGACAGGAAATTGGTATAATATTATTATTGGCGACGATCCTGTGTTGGATACATTTGGCGACGAATACACTGCGCGAAAAATAGCAGAATCAATAGTAGATGAATTGTAAATAAGACCCGGCAGCGTTCCCGCAAATGCCACCAGGTTTAACAAGGTTGGAGATTCTACTATAGCATAAAACCCGACAATGACAAGTTGCCGGGTGGTTACTAGGGTATGGAAATATATTACCATCAAATATCAAGATTAAGTTAAAATTTAAAGGTAAAAAACCCATCCTACACAACTATTGAAACCATGTAGTTTCAATAGTTTTTTATTATGCACGCAACCATGAACAAACTTAATCCCAAAAACACAATTAAAATCAGAGAGGCCACTAAAGCCAGGTCATCAAGTAATCAGGTAGTTTATGTTGAACTACCAGAACCACAAATAGGAGCGCAGGAATTATTTTATGACACTCAGGCTGATGTGTGCATATACGGTGGAGCAGCCGGAGGCGGGAAAAGCTTTGCGTTATTGCTAAAAGCAGCTAAGTATCTAAACACGCCTGGGTATGGTTCAGTAATATTTAGGCGAACCCGACCAGAAATAACTAATGAAGGTGGGTTATGGGATGAATCAAGGCTTTTGTACAAAAGAATAAAAAACTCAGTAGGACGGGAACATCAGTTAGACTGGACTTTCCCCAACGGTACAGCCATCAGTTTTGGTCACGCTCAATATGACAAAGATGTAGAAGACAAGTACCCAGGGTCGCAGATATGTCATATCGGTTTTGATGAGTTAACTAAGTTTTCAGAGCGTCAATTCTGGTTTCTGTTTTCTCGTAATCGTTCCGTGTGTGGTGTCAAGCCGCGCATAGATGCAACCTGTAACCCGGACGCTGATTCATGGGTGGCTAAGTTGGTTGACTGGTATATTGATCCGCACACAGGATACCCAATGGAAGAAAGATCAGGAGCAATACGGTATTTCTATCGAGTTAATAAAAAATTACACTGGGGTAACACTAAAGAGGAACTGATGATAAAGTTCCCTGATTTAGCGGAAATAGCACCACCTAAGAGTTTCAGTTTTATTAGTGCAACGATTTATGATAATCCAATCCTGTTAGAGACCAATCCCCAATACTTGCAAAATTTACTATCGTTGCATCCAGTAGAGATGGAACGACTACTGAGAGGGAATTGGAAAATTAAATACGAAGCAGGAACTATCTTTAATCGGCAATGGTTTGAGGTTGTTGGTAGCGTGCCTAGTGGTGGTACTATAGTGGCTTTTTGGGATTTTGCGGCCACATCAGCGGCAGTGGCTACCAAGTCCAGTTTTTACAGTGTACGCACCAAAATGTACTTACATCAAGATACTTATTATGTCCTTGACTGTCACTGGGAACAGGTTTCGGCAGATCAAGGTGATGCTTCTGTGGTAAAAATAGCTTACCAAGACGGGCGAGATTGTAAAGTCCGATGGGAACTGGAAGGTGGTAGCGCGGGTAAACGCTACGAAGCATCTTTGCGGAAGCAATTAGCTGGTTTTGATGCTAAAGGCGTAAAGCCATTAGGAGATAAAGTGACCCGTGCATTACCTATGGCATTAGCAGCCAAGCAAGGTAAGATCAAGTTACTTAGAGGTGCGTGGAACGATCAGTTTCTAGCTGCGGTACATGAATTTGATGGTAGCAAAAAACCGCTCACCAACGACATTGTAGATAGTGCCGACGGTGCTTTTGGTGAGTTAGGTGTTTCTGCACCCAAGGGTATGTTTGTTGGCGGAAAAATCAATAATCCGTTTGCCTAGACTCTTCTATTTTATTTTTTCTGTACTGGCGCATATATTCCCTGATATATGCGCGTCTTTCTTCTATTTGTTGATCAGTTAGGTTTTGTGTCCATCTGCGTTTGCGCTGTTTACCTTTTTCAGTGCGGTTGTAGCGAGCTTGACATTCAGCATAATAAGCCATAGGGGTCTTTGGTTGACAACACATACTAGTATCGTCTATTTAGTTAAAAATAGCAATGCGCTTAGGAGTGTGTCGCAAGAAATATTTTTTATAATTTTGTTGACAACTTAAAGTAAATAGACTATATTACAGTCAACAAACAAAAGGTGAAGACTATGAGTATTAATTTAAAAAATAAAATAAAAACACTGAAACACCAAATCCAAGCGTGTTTAAAATTAGTGAACAAAAAGATAAAAATGTACATAGATAGGTTGATCTGCTTGGAGACTGAACTGGAAAGACTAGAGAACATGGAAACACCGGACTCTTCTATTACCGAAGACGAAGTAAAAGAAGCCTTTACAGTCGTTGGTGGCTGTTTAAAACGGTATTGGAAACCAGAAATGGTTTCAATTATTCCCAGGTTAATAGGGAAAAATATCCCGATAAGTGCGTGGGACTGGATGGTTCAGTTCCCAGAAGTCCAGGAAATGGAAAGACTGGGGTGGCGCGATCGCCATATCAAATACTGTATAGAAGCGGCTGACTGGCTGCTTAGGCAACGGCAGAAGCCAAGAAGATTCACTCAGTTAAGTTTGTTTTGAATAAATGCCATTCAACTATAACCGCTTAGACAAAAGTTTAAGCGGTTATTTGTCTTGCTTGCTTATTTGCACCGTATAAAAAGTTAATAAAAATTCAGTACAAAATATTCTTTAAACCTATTGACATAAATAGTAGGATAGACTATATTATTAATATGAACAAAAGGAGACAAGCAATGAATTACAAATTGACAGCAATTACTTTTAGAGCAATAGATGAAGCCTATAGCTTCATAGCTAAAGAAAATCATAGATGGGTAGTAGTAGGTGGGAAAACCCACGAAGTTATCAGAAATAAAAATACAACCGTGATCACAGTTGTATTTGCTAAAGCAACAACTCAAATATTGACAGTTAGCTCCTATCTTAATAATTACTTAAAAGTCGTAAAAAGTAAACCCAAACAACAATTTTTAAGATTGCTATTTGAAAGGTATTATCCTTATCCAAAAATAAAAAACAGTGATGAAATGGTGAACTTTAGAGTTCCCACTACCGAGAAAAAAATTAAAGAATTTCTCAGAGACAAAGTAGACGATTTATCATCAAAAATTCCCAATGAAACAAACAAGGAAGCTTGGCACACTTCCTTGTTTATGATAAAAGTCTCCATGGAGACCGAAGGTATCAAGTTTTGGCGGGCTGCCACCAGAGTCATTGAGTGGCTAGAAAAACAGGAACAAAAATATGTTCCGATTTAAACTCAAAGCTGGTCAACATAAGACCAGCAAGATAATCTTCTGTAGCCCCTGGATTACTGAAGATTTGATGAGTGCGATCGCGCTTAAAGACGATTTTCTAGAAAGCCACCCTGAATACCAAGGGTGCTTTGTAAAATGGGAACAAAAGTAGAACCACTTAGATTTTTGTCTAAGTGGTTTTTGTGTTTTAAGCACAATTCTTAGGCGTGTTGACAAAGCCTAATAGATAGACTATGGTGATAGTCACAGATCAAAAAGAGGACAGTATGACTTATTATCCAGAAGCCCAAGCCCGCTACAACGCAACTGAAAAAGGTAAGGCGCGTAAACGCAAATGGGTAAAGAAAATGAGTGAAGAGCAACGGGAAAAGCAGCGCAAAGCTAAACGAGAGTGGGCTGCTAACCTGACAGAAGAGCAAAAGGAAAAGCAGTGTAAAGCCAATCGTGAGTGGGCTGCTAACATGACAGAAGACCAGCTACTAAGGCAGCGCGAGTCCAGGCAAAGATGGGTAGAAAACATGACAGAAGAGCAACGGGAGAAACAACGGGAATACCAACGTAAGTACAACGAAAAAAGAAAATTAAAACGGCTACAAGATAAACAAGCGGACTAAGAAAAGAGGGAAAGGGGAAAGGGGAAAGGGAAACGACATTGTAATTAAAACAGAACCCATTGGCGGACAACAACCACCAATGGGTTTTTAAATATTTTAAGTTTTTGGGAAATGTGGAAAATGTGGGAAATAGCACTTTTTGTTGAATACTTATAAGCAGCCACGCTTAACTATTTATACTTAAATTATTATCAGATACTTATTGCCATTTAGGCTTAGGCGTGATACAATAAACACATAAAAAGCCGATGCGGTAAACATCGGCTCTATCAAACAAAAAGAGGAGACAAAAATGCAAATCCAGAAGGAATGAACAATTACAGGTTTGGAGTTTAAAAAATAATTTGTTAGTATATTAACAGTGCAAACAACAATCTTAGTGATTGTTGACTAAGAAGAGTCCACGAACAAAACAAACTCTTCTTGAACCGAAGATCCACAAGGGGAACTTTGTGGACACAGACGAAAAAAACCAAAATCAAAAGGATAAGACCATGAACTTAATTCAATTAAACGCACAGAAGGAAAACACTATGAACTCAACTGAATTAAACACTACTGATACTAAGGAGTATCAAGTGAAAAACTTAAACACTACCGATACTAAGGAGTATCAAATGAATAATCTAAATTTAAACAGTGCCACAATGGAAAATGATATGAATAATTCAAGTCAGTTAAACAACATTACAGTGGAGAATGATATGAATAATTCAAACAGTACCATTGCTAAGGAGAATGATATGAATAATTCAAACAGTACCATTGCTAAGGAGAATAACGTGAATAATTCAAGTCATGCTATTAATATAGCGCAATCAAATAACAATTGTCAAGACATTTTTGAACAATTTAAGAAAAAAGTTTTTACGGATTTTACTACAGGGAGTGGAATCGATCCGGCACTATTTGAAAGTGCTGTTGAGTTCCATCGAGAGTGCGAATGGACTGATGGAATGGACGCTTTATACCCTATTCATGAGACCTTGGGATGGAAAAAAACCCGATTCACACACAATATTTCCAAGAATGAATTATTAGGAGCATTCTTGAAAAATGAAGATGGAACTGTTTGGCAGGTGATTGTCAACATCCCGTCTAAGCACAGGGAATATTCATATTTTGCACCCAAGGGAATTGGGGATAAACCATACTTACCACCCGTGCCTAAGTCGATCAGGGAAAAAATTAATAAATTGTGGGGAACTGATATTCCCATGGTCGGTAGCTTCTGGGATGCTATTAAAGAAGTACCAGAAGTGCCTAGGTTCTTGACAGAGGGTGGTAAAAAAGCATTGTCAGGCTTAAGCACTGGGTTATGCGCGATCGCTCTTTATGGATGCTCCTGTGGGGGGAAAAAAGAGATTAACCCAGCCCTTGAGCAATTTACTGGAGACGGATCTGCTATGATCCTGGCAATGGACAGAGACACCAAAAAAACAGCCGTCAAGGCTGTTCTAAAAGCTAATAGAAGATTTCACTATCTATTAAAAGATAGTGAGACCTATCTATTGGAAATGCGGTGGAAACCTGAACATGGTAAGGGTTTAGATGATTTAATCGTCAAAAGCCCCAAGGAACTAAAAAAATCTCTCAAAGAGGTAAAAACAAGGTTGGACAAGCTAAAACTCGAATTACACTTCCAGGAGAAGCGGAAAATTCCTACTCCTGATATTTTGGCAGCGGAAATCGCCGAAGAATACCGAGATATTCTTGCATTCAACAATGCCAGCTTGCGTTGGATGCGCTACCAGGCGGACTCCCCAGGTGTTTGGGCTGTGGAGACTGATCAGTTCATTGCCAGTGCGGTAATGAATATTGTCGAAGGCAAAGGATACACTGGCTACGGTGGTGATGGGTACATCACTAACGTTACCAGAATGCTTAGGCATCACTTGATTCAGCGTACTTGGGTAGAGCGATCGCCTAAAGAACTACTCCCATTTAGAAATGGTGTCGTAGAAATTCAAACTGGAAAGTTAATGCCTCATGCCCCTGGGTACAGATTGACATGGCAACTACCCAGGGAATATGACAGAGAGGCCACGAACTGGGATAACATTAATGAGTTTTTAAACCATTTAAGCGGTGGCAATCAACAGATTAAGGATCTGTTGATGTGCTATTGCAACGCCGTCATCAAAGGTCGTTCGGACCTACAGAAGTTTTTGCACTTAATTGGTTTAGGTGGCACAGGTAAGGGTACGTTTACCCGGTTACTCGTGTCTTTAATCGGTTCCCAGAACGTGCATACCAGTACCCTTGATGATTGGTGTAATAACAACTTTGAAGCTGCTAATGCCTACCAGAAGCGGCTTGTGTTGTTTCCTGATGAAGATAAAGCAACCGGAAAACTAGGGAAATTCCTCTCTTTAACCGGGGAGGATTTGCTACGTGCTGAGAACAAAGGTCAAAAGGCCTTTAGCTACCGCTATGACGGCATGGTGGCAGTCTGTTCTAACTTACCTGTATTTGCAGGTGACAGTGCTAGTAGGGTTAAGCGGCGGGTAATCACGGTCCCATGTAACAACACTGTCGGCATAGCCAAGCGGAAAAACCTTGAAGAGTTGTTTGAGCCGGAATTAGCAGCTTTCACCAATCACGTTCTGAGTTTTGATGACGACTATGTACGCAAGGTGTTGTCTGGTATTCAAGAGATACCAGAATGCACCCTTGAGTTCTGGGTTAATCGAATGCGTGTGGACTCGTTAGCTGACTGGTTAAACGAGAAGGTGATTTATGATCCTACAGCCATGACCCCTGTAGGCAGCAACAAGAATGAAGGTGCTGACGGTGGTCTCATTAAGACCCTCTTCGGCAGCTATTCTAGGCACTGTGCAGAGACAGGTAGCCAAGCCAAAGCGTCTAAGACCTTTAGCCCTGACTTAATTGAGTTGTGCAACTCAGTTCTGGGTTGGGGGGTGAAGCACAAAGCCACCAATACTGGCAAATTTATTGTCGGGTTGCGGTTGCGTCAAGTCGGTTTAGACGACGAAATTCCCACTCACGAACTACTTTTATCTAGTTCCTTGACACATGACGGGAAAAGTTTAGAAGGCAGTGACGGGTCAGAAGTCTTGCTAGACAAGGCTTTTGAAGGTAGTGACGAGAACTCTTATACTCCAATGGAAATTAGAAATAATAATTCTAGTTTCCCTTCTCCCATACCCCCAATAGAGGATAAGAATATAGATCCTATATATAGAGGGGATGTAGTATTAGATCTGTCGTCACTTTCCCCAAACCCTACCCAGGACAATACTTCCGACCCGTCACCCCTCCTGGAAGAGAACCCATCACCCGGTGATGTGGTTGAATTTTTTGTGAATGACCGGGCAAAACAACTTAATCACCCCATCCAAGGACCAGTTAAAGAGGTCAATCAAGCGGGTTATGTGATCAGTGTTCTCCAAAAAAATCCTAACGGAACAAAAACCAGGCAGTTTCTACCTATTCCTGCTCACCTTATTATTCGCACACTAAAGCGGGCTACTAAGGTTTAGTGGAATAATCTAGTGGGTTGCTCCCACTAGATGCCTAGCAAAAATCTAAAAAACGACACCTTAAATATTGGTGTCTCTCTTGGGCTGTGCCTACATCTACTAACATGAATGGTAAGTTAATTGTTTTTGAAGGGGTAGAGGGTTGTGGGAAAACTACCCAGATGCACCTTTGCTCCCAATGGCTAGAAAGTCTAGGTATACCTGTGGTGCTAACTCGTGAGCCGGGAGGAACAGAATTAGGGAAAAGCTTGCGAGAGTTGTTACTGTCAAAGCCAGTAGATAAACCCATAAATGAAGTTACAGAACTTCTATTGTATGCTGCTGACAGAGCGCAACATATCCAAGAGGAGCTAAAACCAAACTTGGCTATGGGAAAATATATTCTGTGCGATCGCTATACAGACTCTACTATTGCCTACCAAGGTTATGGTAGGGGCTTAGACATGAACTTGATCAATAATCTCAATCAGATTGCCACAGGAGGTTTGCTGAGTGATGTAACTATTTGGTTAGACGTGGATGTAGAGGTAGGTTTACTGCGTAAGCGTGGACAAGCTAAATTAGATCGCATTGAACAGGAGACAATTGCTTTTCACCGTCAAGTACAAGCGGGTTATGCAGATTTGCATTTATCTCATCCATCTTCAATTATCCGAGTAGATGGTAACGACAGCCAAGAAGTTGTACAACAAACTGTACAAGAGATTTTGCAGAAACACTTGTCCCTATAAATATTTTTCTAAAACCTATTGACAATCAATAATAGATAGACTATATTGATAATATCAACAGGAGACAACAAATGAAATATAGGTGGAGAAACGGAAAGGCACAAGCCATCAGTTATGTACCTGCATTGGGCAGATGTGCAGTCGTTAAAGAAGCTAATAGCATTCATGAACTGTACGGTGACGATGAAGATGATGAAGATGACAATGATGAAGATGACAATGATGAAGATGATGAAGATGACAATGATGAAGAATAATCCATAGCAAATACCAACCCTCTTGATTGTCAAGAGGGTTTTTTCTTAAGTTTTAATTTCCGTAACCGCTGATAATTTCGTTTTAAGCGGGCTGTAAACTCAGGGGTATTATGATTCTTCCACTCTGGGTTTGTAGGGTGAACAATCCAGTTCTTGGGACTATGGCAGACTTTTTCGTGGCAATCCTTACACGTAGGAAAAATATTAATCCCATACCTGTCTCCTGATCGCCTATAACTGGAGTGATGCACCTGTTCAGATTTATTAATCATGCACACGCAACATATCCCATGGGTTCTTGTGTGTGCGTTGCGGCACTTTTTTCTATGCTTTTTGACATTGTTTCCGTATCGAACTTGGTAGTTAGTCATTTTGTCAAATAGATAACTGCTACCAATGATAACAAAAACCCGGTTAAATTAAGTTTTAACCGGGTTAAGTGATTGTTTAATATTCTAGAATGGAATGTCGTCAGGGTCGCCTGACTTTTTGTATTCAGACCAGCAATCATACCAAGCCTCTTGGTATGTTTCTATGTAGGTTGTGTAAACCTTCGGTACAAAAAATTCAATTTTAACTAACGACCAGTTTATGGTAATTAGTCTTTTCCGGTATAACCGGAAGCGTAGCTCACAAAGATTAAATAAGTCTTGCATTTGTCCCTTCTGTTTTTTGTTGATACTCTTAACATAGTCTATTTCACTATTTATTGTCAAGTGGTTTTAGGGAATATTTTGTACTGAATTTTAGTAATTTTTATTTTATACAACTACTAACAACAAATAAAAAAAACCCGGTTAAATCAAGTTTTAACCGGGTTAAGTGATTGTTAAAATACTTAGAATGGAATGTCGTCAGGGTCGCCTGACTTTTTATATTCAGACCAGTAGAAGTCATAGACTTCCTGTGCGGTTTCAATGTACCGAGAGCAAACAACTGGGACTGAGATTTCTAACTGGGAAATCTCCCATGTAAACTCTAATTTTCCATATCCAAGGGTAGACCCTTGGATAATTTTAATCTCAAGCGTAGGTAGCTTGATGAACTTGATGACAGTCAATCGCTTCCAATAGAGTTGAAAGCGTAGCTCACAAAGATTAAATAAGTCTTGCATTTGTCCCTTCTGTTTTTTGTTGATATAACTAATATAGTCTATTTCACTATTTATTGTCAAGTGGTTTTAGAAAATATTTTTTAAATTCTTAAAACCCCTGATTTACAAGAGTTTGAGGATTATTGAGGTGCAATAGTCTAGCGATCGCTGTAGTACCCAACCGTAAAATAGCTACATAAAGATAAGGGAAAAGTTCAGTACATAAACTACTTGACAATAAATAGTGGATAGACTATATATAGTTATATAAACAAAAAAGTACCGGGGTGGGTTTGCTCACAGCAGGGTACTCCATACTCTCAATTCTTCTCAAATGAAGAATTGAGAGCGATCGCTAATTCCTGATTAAAACCCCTGGATTGTTGCTAGTCCAGGGGTTTGTTTTTGTTGTGGATTAAATCACATCAACTACCGATGGATACCACTGTAGGGACTGGACGGTTTTGTTATGTCCTTTTGCAGTGTCTAAGACCACTTGGGAATATTGTTTCCCCTCCTCTGTGGGCAGCCATAAAGGGTTATTGTTAGCAGTGTTTTTGACCTGTAAGCCCTTTCCCGCCAGTAATGAGTTCATCTTCTGTGCTGACAACTTCACCCCGGTTCTAGCTTCATATAGTTCCGCTAGTTTGCCTGGCCGGATCAGCTTATCTTCAATGGGAATACTTAGCAGCGACTTTGATTCTTCCATCGCCGAAGCGAGCGCCGGGTAAATCTTGGCTATTTGGTTAGCCTTCACTGCGGCTTTTAAGTTGGGGTGAACGTCAGTACCATCAAGTATTAAATCTATAAGTATACTTGCATCCTGACACAAGCTTACAAGTCCCCTATCCTTAGATTCTTGTTTTTCCCAACCCACCTGTTTTTGCATCCATACCCGGACACCAATGGACGTAAAAACAGTATCCACGAGTTCAGCTTGTTTCTTGCAATACCTACCAGCTTTATATGCGTAGTATTTGGCTATGACCGCGATCGCTACATCTGGTATTCCTGCTTCTGACCATGAGATTTGTTCACCACTATCAAACCCATACTCTGTAAGCATTTCAGCCAATTTAGAGGGATTTTGTTCACCACTCTTGAAGCTACTCAAGAGTGACACATGATCAACATCCATCAGTCTAGCGACCGCACGAATAGAGGCTTTACCTTTACCTTCGGGGTCAACGGTAATTTCATTCTTGATTTGTTCAACGATTAATGCTAAATTAGTCATGACAGATTAACCCGCTTTTGCCGGGTGAAATGTTAACCAGTGATACAACCGTTCTGGGTGGTGACACACTCTTTGCGGTGCTGGTTTTAATTATTATAGCACGTAATCGCAAATATAACAATCTTTATTGACGTATTGACTAAAAACCCCTGGATTGTCGCTAGTCCAGGGGTTTCGTTTTTGGCTAATTAAATCAGTTTTTTACTGACTGAATAACAAGTGTAGTTGTTTCAGGCAAAGCAATCCCAGGGTAAGCAACACGCCAAGCATCATGAGAGTATAAATTTTTCTCAACAAATCTTGGGCATGGCACTTTTTTAATTTCCAATCCCATTTTTACGGATACTGCTTTGAGTCTGTACCACTTAAACCGAGTTTCTGAAATACCGTTAAATTTGGCTATGCGGACAATAGAAGAATAGTTGAATAACTCATCAACCGCTTCAGATAGGCACTCATTTTGTTGTTCTAAAAGGATGTTTTGTGCTTCTAGTCGTTCGTTCTCTTCTGCCAACTTTGCGGCTTCTAGCAACGCTTGAGAATAGGTTTTTGGTATTTGGTGTGCGATCGCTGTACTACCTGTTGACAT